TAATGAAGTCTTGGAAATACTGAAAGAGAACGAGAGGCGGCACAGCGTCATTAACGCAAAGTTCAACCCGGTCACCGGTGAAGGCTCAATCCTCGACAGGGAAAAGGTGTGCATCGACGACTTTCCGCTGAAAGTGCAATATCTGCCCAAGCGCATGATGCAGGTGCCACTGGTGAAGCAACTCGTCAAGCACGGCACAATAAAACAGTTCCTACAACAGGTCTGCCATGTCGATGTAATGCAAGACGAAGTCTTGTACGCGCAAGAGCGGGAAAAGGTGGTCCAGCAATTTGTGCGGTTGCGCTCACGCTACGACTTCGCTTTCTGGGCCGCAGTGTTCGTGTACATCAAACCTAAAGGCGGCGGCGACGACATCCATTTCCGTCTGAACAGGCCACAGCGAAAACTCATCACGGCCTTCGAGACGATGCGCATGGCTAACAAGCCCATCCGACTGGTGCTGCTCAAGGCGCGACAATGGGGCGGCTCCACGGTGACACAAATCTACATCGCTTGGCTGCAGTTGATTCACCAGGTGGGCCTCAACTCGCTAATCGTCGGACACGTCAAGGACGCTTCTGCCGAGGTGAAAGGCATGTTCGACCGCATGCTGGAACGATACCCCATCGAAATGATGTACAAACTGGGGGAGGCCTACGACGAGAACGAGCCCAAACTGGTCGGCGACCGAGTCTCAACAAACATCCAACGCATACCACAACGCAACTGCAAGATAAAAATCGGAACCGCCGAGAGTCCGCTGTCGGCGCGTGGCGGCGACTACAACCTGGTACACCTTACCGAGGTGGGTCTGTGGAAAACCACAGAGAAAATGACACCCGAGGAAATTGTGCGCTCGGCTTGCGCAGGTATGTCGTACAAGCCCTACACCATGATCGTCTATGAGTCAACAGCCAACGGCACCGGCAATTTCTTCCAACGTGAGTACGACGCGGCAAAAAATGGCAAGTCGCAGTTCGCAGCACTTTTCGTGTCATGGTACGAGATAGAGCAGAACGAGGTGCCCATCGACAACATCGAAGAGTTTGCCGCTACACTTTACGACAACCGAGACAACGACAATACGGATTCCAACCGTGAGGAAAGCGGCAAATACTTGTGGTGGTTGTGGCAGCAGGGGGCAACGCTTGAGGCCATCAACTGGTACATCAGTGAGCGGAGCAAGTACACCGACCACGGCGACATGGCTTCCGAAGCGCCGTCCGACGACGTGGAAGCCTTCGTGCACTCAGGGGCGCGAGTCTTCGACCAGTACAAGGTAGCCGAACTCAAACCTGGGTGCAGGCCGCCAAGATATATCGGCGACGTGTACGCCGACGGTGACGAGGGAGAAGACGCGCTGCAGAGCCTGCGTTTCCGACAGGACAAGCATGGCTTGCTGTGGGTCTGGGAGAAGCCGGAGATAGACCCCGACGAAGAAGTCACCGACCGATACCTCGCCGTAGTGGATATCGGCGGGCGCTCGCACAAAGCCGACTGGTCGGTCATCGTGGTATTCGACAGGCTCTTTATGGCCGACGGGGGAAAGCCATCCGTCGTGGCACAGTGGTACGGACACATCGACATGGACATACTCGCCTGGAAAGCCGCACAGATAGCAGCATTCTATGACAACGCCCTGCTCGTTATCGAGTCCAACACGCTCGAGACACACGACCGCGAGCGGCAGGTTGACGGCGACCAGTCGCTATACATCCTCAACCAAATAAAGAACGTATATCCAAACCTCTACGCGCGACGGCAGTCCGAGGAGGAAATCCGCCAGGGTGCGCCGCGGAAGTATGGCTTCCATACCAACGTCGGAACCAAGCCGGTGATCATCTCAACGCTGGTCAAGGTGATTCGCGACAACCTCTATACCGAGCGCGATGAGCGCTGCCTCAATGAGTACCTTACCTACGAGCGCAAACAAAACGGCGCTTACGGCGCCATCATCGGCAAGCACGACGACCTGCTGATGACACGCGCCATAGGCCTGCACATCTGCTTCCGAGAGATGGACCTGCCCAGATTTATCAAGCGTAACAGAAACGTAAACACGCATTCACGCAAGGTTGTATCCGAGGCGACAATATGACAAGAAAGGCGGCACACACAGGCCGCCTTTCTGACTCACAAACGATACAACACTAAGCTGCGGGTTGCTGCAGCATATTATATGCCTTGTTGACGGCATTCATGTCAGCGCCCTGCTGTACCTGGCGCTGGAGTTCGGGAGACACACCATCTGGAACCTGGCCCTGCTTAAGTTGCGACTGCTGCGCGCTGAGCGACTGGAGCAACTTGTCGGCAAACGGGAAGTCGCCAACCTCGAGCATCTGCTGGACACTGATTTGGCCGGCGCGCCATATCTCCATGAGAAAGTCGTTGGCAATCTGACGGTGGGTCGGGGTGTCGGTGCTCTCGCTGATACGGATGTCCCACTCGGCATTGCGGATGCGCTGCGGGTTGACGTTGATGCCCAGATGACTGCCTACGATGCCCACAATCTTCTTGTCGTCGTAGTATTGCAAGATGTTCTTAAGGTCCTTGTAAGCGCCGTCGTCCATGAAACTGCTGAAACTCTCGAGCATGTCGAGCAGCGACATCGTGGCGTTTTGCGTCTGCTGCGCATACAGCGTGCCGCTGGTGCTGCTGTAGCCGGGCTTGCCCTGGAGCGCACCGTTGACGCCCGAAATATCCTCGAAGAACTTAAGTTGGAGGTTCAGCAACTCGCTGATGCCGATGTTGGTGCTGTTGGTGGCTACCTGTTGGGGCATCGGCACGCCGTTCTTGGTCTTGATGGCTATCACACCGTTAAAGCGGCTCCATTCGTCGGCAATGTCATTGATGTCCATGCTGCCGATGGCTTCCTCGGGAACGAGCAGCACGCCCTTGGCGCTTGTGCGCATAATCCAGTCGTACAGCGTAATCAGGCGGTTGGTGTAGCGCTGCTGGTCGATAACGTCGGCGACAAAGCTGTGTATCTCGCCGTCGATATAGGGATACGCTTTAAAAACATAGGGATGGCCCTTGTGCTCATAAGGACTCTCGCCCTCTTTCAGGATGTCACCAAACGGCGTGAGGTAGTAGAAATACCAATAATCGTCCACAAACCATGTAGCCTCAATCAGCGGGATGTCGTCCTCGCTCATGCCGGCGGCAGTGCCGCGAGAAATACGGTCGGCATTCACGGCCTCCACCATGTCGTAGTAGTCTTCGACCTCAATTTTGTACACCTCACCAGTGTTGTAGTCATGGCAGCGGTAACGCGGCTTGCTCTCTTTGCGCCACACTTCAATCACCCTGCAGCGCGTCGGGTCGTCGGCATACAGGAAGTCGTAGTTCTGGCGACGCGAGTAGCCGAACTGCTCGCAGGTGTCGATGAGGCTGCTCTTGTGCCTGGCGTGCTCATAAATCTTCGCCAGGCGGTCATACTCCGCAGGGCTGGTGGCAAACTTGTTGCACAGCGCGCGGAAGTCGATGTCGTGAATCTCGCCCAGGCAACTCACGTCCCAGCCGCGGAAGTCGCGCATGTTGTTATCGATGAAGAAATTGTTCGGCTGCACATAATCAGTCCAACAGTCCAACGTCTCATTGCGCCAACCGTAGTGCTTGCGGTATATCACGAAGCCCGAAATCAGAAACTCTTCCATCGTGCGCGCGTACATTTCGTTCATCTTGTTCAACTGCATGTTATAGCGCAGCAACTCGCTCGTCGCCTCGCCGAGTTCTTGCTCTTTAATGTCTCGCGCAAAACACGTGGGCACCTTGTTCTGACTGCGGTACACACCAATCACGTTGCGCATCAGTCGACGTATCAGGTTGTTCTTCAGCGGCACGTTGCCCTGGCTCTTGATATACTCCTCTTCGGTCATCTGACGGCCTTCAACGGTCACCACGTCCTGCCACTGGTCGCCGTAACAATAACGTTTGTTGCGCTTGCGGTCCTCACGGAAACGCATCATGTTATCCCAATAACTTTGCGCCTCCATAAGGATGTCAAACGCGCGGCGGCCCTCATATTGCTTGGCATGAGCCACCGAATCAATGTCGCTGCGGGGCTTAACCCTGCTCAGCCTGTTCAATCGTTCTCCCATATCTTTGTTCCCTTTTTTGTTTGCTACATCCATTTTCGCCTATCATCTTATCCCAAGTTCATCAATCAACTCCTTGCGCAAGTCTCGAAGCAGTTCCATCACGTCCTCGTCGTAGCCGTCGCCGAGAGCGCCGAGACCTTGCTCCCTGCTCTGCTTCTCTTCCTTCAACCCCTCGACAAAGTCGGCATAAGGCCCAAGCTTTTCGCGAACATCTTTTGTCAACTTAGTCTTCTTGGTTTCTTTGCCACTTCTGGTATACCCCAATATGTACTCGCTAACATAGTCAATCGTGTACGCAAGTTCGTCATCGTGCACTTCCTTGGCGGCACGCATTGCTGCTTGTATCTTTTGGTCTTCGTCAATGTCGTTGGCGTCACGCAAGTCAGCATAGACCTGGTTGTATTTCTTGTCGCTGCTGCCAATGCCGTCGGTGCCGCCATAGGTCTTGGCCATGCTCTTGCCGAGTTCCTTCTTGATATTGTTGTCAGGCGCACTGTCATAGGCTGCGCGCAGGTAGCCCTGGGCATAACCATAGGCGTCAACAGGCTTGCCTTCGTCAGAGTCGTTAATCATCTTCACCATCTCGCGCATCTGTTCAATCTCAAGGTTATCGAGCCATTTCTTCACAGCGGGATCACCCTCTTGTTTCGCAGCCGTCATATAAGCGTCGATGATATTTTTGAACTCACTAAAGATAAGATAGTGCTCATACTCCTTGCTGTTGTGAAGCAGGTCGATTTTCTTGGCGTAATCAAACATGCCTGAATCGACCTGGTTCTCATAACCTTTCAGCAGGTAGTCCGTCTCATTGTATTCCTTCTCAAGCACGCGGTAATGATTCCTTAGCGCCTTGGCCTCGGTGCGCTCGTCGCCCTGTTTCAGGATGCGGTTCGCCAACGGCACGTTGCGCCACTCAAACCCACCTTCTCCGTTGTGCAAGTCCTTGCCCATTTTGCCGAAGCGGCAGATGTCGCTAATCGTTGTATAGATGCCACCGAGGTAGCCGCGTAGCATGTAGTCCCAATAGCCAGGATTCCAGTCCATAATGTCCCAGTCGGCTTTCTTGACTTCGTTGCCGCCGCCTAATTCGTTGCTCCATTGGCTTAATTTGACAATCCAATCGGGAGCGCTTGAGAAGGCTTTAGTGTGCTCAGGCTTGAACTCGTCGCCTGGGTATTTGTCCGACCTGTAGATCGGCAGGCCGCTCCAGCTGACGTTCTTCTCGGCCTCGAACCACGGTTTCAGAACGGTTGGAGTAAAAGCATGCAGACCGCCACCACCCTCGAGCATGTCGATGGGAAGCAGTTGGCTGAACTGGCTGGCAATCTGCATGGCGAGTTCTTCGTTGGTGTAGTGCTCGTTGCCGGTCACGGCGCCATAGGTCAACTCGCCCAAGCCATAGACTGCCCTGAACTCGATGGGCAGCGGGATGGTGAGCCAAGCCTCGCCCGCGCTCCTCCACTTCTCAGGTAAGTATTTACTGAGCCCTCCAAGGTAGATGCACAGGTTGCTTCTGCGCACATACTCAGGCAAGTTGTAGTATGCGTTCTTGTCTTCATCGTCACCGTCACCACCGCCAGCAGCACCCATAATTGCCGCAAGTATTGGAGCGAAGAAACCTGCTGCATACAGCGGGGCGAGCACGGCAAGCGAGGCTTTTATGGGATTACGCTTGAAGCCGCGACCGAGGTTGGTCATACCCTGCACACCAGCGTTCCAGAAGGTGAACAGGCTACGGCCTGCGCCGCTGACAAACGCGCCCACATTACCAAGGAGGGTTTGCCCTTGCAACTTCCAGGTCTTGGCACCAGCGCCCTTCTTGTTGAAGTTTACGCTGATCTCCTTCGCGTCATACGCAGCACGCTCAACGTTTCGGCCCATCTGAATGCTGGTCACGAAGGCGGCGAAGCGGGCGCAGTTCTCAATGGAGCGGCCAGCACGCTCATATTGGCTGGCAACAACATTCCACAACTTCTTGCCCACATTCTTGCTGTCGATGTCTTTCAGCTCTTTTTGGACCTTCTTCTTGTAGTCTTCAACATCCTGCACCATGGCGAAGCCAGTCTCGCCGCCATGCAGCATAAACTGCTTGAAGTACTTCTGCATTGGCTTACTCTCGTCAAGAGTACCGTTCTCCCACTTGCGGAGCAAGTAGCCCAGATAAGCGGGATTTACCTTGCCAAAGTTAAGGTGGAACGTCAACGCGTAGTGCGGGTTCTCCTTGACCCAAACCATGCTGTTCGAGTACACCGAGTCGCGCAGGAAGTTGCTCACGATGAACGCGGGGCTCAGCGTGGTGTACAACGCACTGAGCAGCCTGTTCACTCGCTCCGAACCGCGAAGCACCGAGCCGACCCAACCCTGCACTGGCACGTCGGGATTGGTCAGGCCATTCAGCGCCTGGGCCGCCCTGGGGTTACCGTTGATCGTGAGAACATAGGTCTGGCCGTTGCGCTTAACAAGCACCTGGTGCTCGCGCTCCATGCCGGGAACAACCCTATAGGGAATACCCACTGTATCGCGGCCATGCTTGTACTTGTTGGGCTCGGCTTGCGCAAGCTGCTTCATCTGTTGCTCGAAGGCCTGAACCTTCTGCTCTACGGTGGCCGCGTCATCGGCAGGGTCGATGTCGGCAAACACAGGCACCCACTCGTTGCGCACATCGTCCCACTGCAGCCACAACTCGTTCACGCTTACAGCGTCGCTCGGATGGTTCAGCACGAAGTTCAAGAAACGCTCCTTCATCAGGTTGCGATTGCCGGTCCTGATGCTGTCATCGCCAAGCTTAGCAATGGTGGCTATCGGGTCATCGGCCTTGCTGCTGCGGCCCTCGGCGCGCTTCATGATGCTGCCGCCAAGGAAGGGACCAGCCTTGCTTGTCAGGTAGCCGTACACCTCGTCACTGGTGGTCTCATCCCAACCACGAAGTGGTATGTAGAACTTGAACATGCCCGCGATATTCTGGTAGTCAGCATAACTGAGTATGCCGCTCCTGTACTGCTTCTCGAGCGACGCCGCGGTGGCCGCGTTGACCTTTGCCCACAGATCCGTCACATCATGGTCGCGCTCGTAATCGTCTACCATCTGCTGGGCCGCGGCCTCCGCAGCCTGCACGTCACTCTTGCCTGTCAACGCTGTGAGGCCGGCGTAGTCGCGCTTGCGATTATCGGCATAAGCCTGGTTATAGTTGCCGCCACTGGCTGCGCTCTCCTTAGCGTCACGATCAGCCAACACCATGTTGCGCTCCAGGCCGTGCTTCGCCATCATATAGTCGACCAACTGCTGGCGCGCCTTCTCGCGCTCGCGACGGCGACCCTTGCACAACTTCGCTATCTCTTCAAGCATGGGCTTGACAAACTCGGTGTAATACGCTTGCTGCTGGGCCGCGGTCACCGAACTCATGAGGTTTTCGGCAATATATGGATTCTGGTTCATGGGAATGTCCTCAATCTTGGTCCACTGGCTTCCCATGATGGACTGCATGAGTTTCTTCAGGCCGAGCATGCTGTCCTGCATGGCCTCAACCCACTGGTTACGGCCACTGCTCACCATGCGCTCGTAGGTGTCGCGGGCTGTCGCGCGGTCACGCAAGCTCATCGAGAACAACAAGCCGTCAGCGCCTTGCGACATCTCCGACGGGTCATCGTCGCTCACCTCCTGCACGCCCAGCGCGTCGCGCATCACGGCGTCTTCGGCAAGGGCAAACACGCCCTCAGGTGTGCTGGCTCCGCGCCACAGCAGGTAGCGGGCCTCGTTGTCACTAGGCACACCGTCGACAAAGTTCTCCTGCATGGTGTCAACCAGCAGCCGCCTGATGGTGCCCCACACATCGTCGGGGATGCGTGCGAACGTGTCGTCATCGGCAAGGCCGGCGAGCCAGGCGCTGGTGGCGCCGCGGAAGTCGTTGTCACGGTTGCGCATCGCATCCTCAACAATCCCGCGCCGCAACTCGGCAGGCAGGCTGTCAAACACCGAGTCCAACAACCGCTCAAAGGCTGCACCGTAATCCTCGGCCAGCGCGTCCACACCGTCACTAACCGAGAACAGCGGACCGTCTTCTAATCCTCGTCGTCCAGTACCCCCTCGTTTTCGTCGTCCTGAATCATCGCTTCCCTGATTCTCCTCCTGGCGCTCATCGGAATTGCGTCGTAGTGTGCCACCCGCTTGCGTACTGTTTTCTTCGGCTCTTGTTCTTCGCTCTTCTTTTTCTCGTTGTCTGTCATAACCTATGTCATTTAAAATTCGTTCGAATAACTCACTGCCATTGTCTGCCATCGAGAATAACCGCCAGATACTCTTCAGGCGACCAGACATCATACCCCATTCCATACGGTATGCGATTAGTTCTTCTGGCCAATCTTCTTTGTCTTCATATTCGGTCTGAATATAATTGCGCGTACCTGCAAACAACCCTTTGGACACAGCATTAGACCAAATGTCGTCTGCCAACCGAGACAATTCATCTTTTGAGAGGTTTTCATCAAGCCACTTATGGACGTTCTCATGGAACAACGTCCCCTCGAGTTCGTAGAATGACTCATTATTCAGCGCAAAGATAATAACATTTTTTGATATTGGGCTATATTCTCCAGAACCTTTGCGGCTTTTTTCAAACGCTTCGGCATACTCCCTCTTTTTGTCATCACTCAAAGAATCGTAGTACTCCTTTTCGCCAATGTTTCGTGCATAATCCTCAACGCTTAAATTGCTCGTGTCGCCAAATATCACATTGCACGCGAGATTGTACTTGCTGCTCAACAATTTCACCGCCTCCGCAACGGCCTCAAAATGTGCGTCCTTGTCTTCAGGGAACAACTCCCAGCCACTGCTCGAGAACAGCGGGCCGCCGGCCTCGTTGGCCATCTCATCGCGGTATTGCTCGGCGAACTTCTCCTGCACCCATAACTTCTCGGTGCGCTTCTGGCTGCGGTTCATGGCGCGCACGTCAACACTGCCAATCTCCACCCAGCCCTCGGGCATGCTGTACTCGCTCACGTAAACAGGGAAGTCCTGCGACTGGGCCCACTCGTCGAAGGCCTTCTTGTCAAACTTCTGTCCCTTGCCGTAGCCACGGGTGTCGGTGCCCTCATAGGGAATATCACAGTACACAACGTCACCAGGCATGATCTCCACGTCGCGGTAGTCCACCTCGCTGGTGTCAATCTTGTCAGCCTGGTCTTTAAGTTGACCCAGGCGCTTCACCCTGTTGATATAGTCGGGGCGACCGCCCTTGGCAAGGTTGCGGCCAAGGCCGTTGTGAGACCACGGCAACGACTCAGGCGTGCCCTTGATCTCGTCGAACTCCTCGGGTGTCATGCTGGTGCGGGCGTAGTCGTCCCACTCACCGCGCACGCCCTGCATAAACAGTTCTTGACCCACGCCGTCGATGTCGTTCATGTGGTACTCGCCATACTTGCCGCTCAGCAACGCAGCATGGGTAACGGCACCGCCGCCACTGAACAGGTCCACGAACCTTCGTCCGCTCGGCAGCATGTCGACAATCTCCCTCGCAATACGCCCCTTCGTGCCCTGGTATGGCACCCCAAGGCTGTACGACGTCGAGAAACGAATATCGGGATTCTCACGCGAGAAGTCGCCGTTGTTGTCCGTGGCCGACTTAATCTGCTCAGGGTCAAAGACCACCGCATTGCGAATTCTCCCTTCGGAATCTCGCTCTATGCTTGAGTCAAAACCAAGTGCCTTGAACGCCTCTATGGTCTCATTCGGCTTGTCACCGACAACACTTACAGTGCCGTATATCCCAAGGTCGTCGTCTCCTTCGACCAGGTCTTTGGAAACCTTTCTCAATGCCGACTCATATTCCCTTGACCCATAAGGGACATAAGCCCCCGCAAGTTCAGCCACGATAGTGTCGCTTTCCCCCTCGTCAAGGCTACGCAATACCGACTCCACATCGGCCCGTTTCAGCTTATGGCCACCACTCTCCAAGGGGTTGCGGGCATCAAGGTAAACCTGAACCTCGCGCTTGCCGTAGGTGCTGTTCCCGCCGCGTGAGAAGTTGAACCCGTAACCCAGGAATGCCTGTCCCTGACCGCTGCCTATCCGCTCACGGTTAAACGTGTAAAACTCATTGGGAGTGTTGTGCGTCATCACCAGCGGCTCGCCATTCTCGTCAACCACCTTGCTGGCGTTCTCCGGGTCGTTCTCCCAGTCACCAAACCACCGTTTGAAGTTCTCACTACGCGTCTGCGCAGGGGTGGCACTCATCAGCGGCCCACCATTTTCCGTAGTTTTTGCGCTTTCGTCAAGCAATTTTTTGCCTGGATCGTAGGATTTCTCAACTCCATGTAGTAAATTTGCACCTGAAATGATTGGCTTGCCAAGTGCATTGGTCGTTGCAGACCCACTTATTGGCAGGCCAATTTTTGTTACTCTATAGTCATACGCATGATTTTCACTGTCGCGGTATTCTTCCATTGTTATTTTAACACGACGAATCTCCCCGTCAATCTCAATGGCTCCGTACATACGATGAATTAGCAGGTTTGGGTTGTCTATACCATTAGCGGCGGATCTTTTTTTGCCCACCTTTTTATAATCAGGATGAATCTCAGTGTCGAGGCTCTCATTAATGATTGAAATCAATTCTTTCAACACCGCTAAATGCACACCGAGATTCTCGCTGTTTGTTGTAGAAGATGCCGACAGAAATTTATCAACTGAATCCTCGTCGATATTGTACCTAAATTCCTCTGATGTTCCTTCATGGGCGGTATGTTCCCCATAAAGCCAATCTTCTGCCCATTTTCTGGCCTTTTGAATAGCTTGCTTGCCAGTACCTGTAAAGTCATGTCGAGGAACATTTACAATTACTATCTCACTCTCATTTAGTCCTGGCATTACAATTCCACGCTTGGCCACTGCACGATTACGAGTATTATCGAAGTCTACTTTGTTAGGTGAGAACGAAAACAACACCCCGCTATTGCTTTCCAGCGCGCTGCCGCTCCAATCCACAGGCAGGCCAGCTTTAGTCAGAAGATACTCCCACTTGTCGGGCAGACCATCTGGGTTGCTGACGCGCTTGTTCCAGGTCTTGCTCCATTCATATGCCTCGTCAACATCAAAGCCTTTGTAGTCATCCTTAACCCACATCCATTTGTTGTGCCATATCTGGGCGCTGCGGTTTTTGCTCCTTTTTGCTTCGCCTGTTGATGTGTCTACAGTCAGGTAGTAACCTGTTATAGGCTCTCTCGCAGTGTCAAAGTCAGGCGCCTCGTCAAAGCGCACAACATCCGGTTTCTTGGGGTTGTAGTACATGCAATTATAGTCGAAGCCTTCGCGCTCGGCTATCTCTCTTGCTTTGTCAAGAATGTTTTTAGGCACAATGTCCTCAGCATAGTTCTTGTGGAAATACACTCCGTCCATTGGTTTGCCAACATTATAATCTTTATGTCGGCGTTGAATTGTGCCGCGCCAATTCTTGAATATCTTGTTCTCGTCATCAATGACCTCAAATTTGCCGTCGCCCTCCTCTGGATTCAGGTTGCCGTTTAAAGGCACTTTCCCGCTATCCATGTCTTCAAAGCTACGTTTGCGGTATTCTGGCGACAGAGAAAAGAGCGGGCCTTCGGCGGTCTTGGTTACCACAACAGCAGACAGGCCGCTGGTGCCTGAATTCTTCATGTTGGCCACCTCAACGGTGTAGCCATCGCCAAGCTCGCCCTCAACATATTCTTTAAGCTCTTTTGGCGTGAAGAACCTTTGGTATGAAGTGATTTTGTCGGGTGTACCGACAAGCACCTCGTTTGGCGACTCGAGCTCAATCTTGTTTTTGATGCCCTTGACCTCGCTGGTCTTGCGAGTGTTGATAAACATCTTGCCACCCACATCTAACAAGTCGGCCATATCATGGAGCACGCTGCTGCGCCAATCGTCGGGAATAACATTCAACACAGCGTTGCTGATGATGAAATCATATTTCTTGCCGTCTTCTTTGGCTTCAGCGTATGCGTTAACACCGCTATAGGTCGGTGGGTTGTTCTTCATCCTGACACCAGATGGATAAGGCTCAATGTCCTCAATGTTGAAACCGTTCTGTCTCAACTCTTGGGTGCCAAGCCCCATGCCAGAAGAAGCATCAAGCACGGCAACATCTTTGCCGAGATTATCTTCTATCCACGCCCCAACCTTTTTATATGTGCCTAAGGTGCCTGCAACTTGCGTCTGCTGCCCCTTCTTGCTATCCTCGTCTGTAATCACCTGGTTGTCCATCCAGTTGGGATACATGCTTGCAATTTGTTGGCTCGTGCTGAATCGGATACCATCCTCTAAAGCATTTTTCTCGTTAACCTCCATCACGCCCTCAGGGCTCACACTCCACAGCAGCGGGCTGTTCTGCACGCCTTTCTCCATGGCGGTCTCGAATCCGTCGACCACCTCGTCAAGGCTCTTCTCATAGTCTACGCTCGCTACCTTGCCGGTGCCGCGTTCGCCCTGCTCCTTGTACACGTCCTGGGCGATGGACTCAGCACCAGCGTCATCGGCCACCGTGGTCACATGGAACTCCTGCTGGGTCTCCAGCGGGTTCACCAAGCTAGAATCAAACGCACTGCTGTCTACAGGGTCAAGCCACTGGTATTTGCCCTCGCGGTCGTACATCCTGCGGTCGATGAGCAACTTCCAGTAGCCTGGAGCATCAACAAAGTTGCCAGTGTCGAAGTTGCCGGCCTTCCAGTCACCGCTGAACTTCGGCCTGTAGCCGAGCCTGCGGCAATACTCCACATAGCGGCGCCCGTTGATGTCTGCCGTCTTGTAGTCGCTGCTTTCGTCCCAATATTCGTACGGATATACAAATGTGTTGTCGCCGTTGGTCATGTGGCCGATGGGCTCCACACGGCGCATCACCTGGCTCAGGAAGTGGTCCTTCTCAATCATCGCGCGCGCCTCCTTCAGCGTGATGCGCTTGGGATGCTCAGCACGCCAGGCGGCGTCCTCCGCGCTTTCGCTGGTGTGCAGCGCGCTGTCGCGCCAGTCGATAAGGCCGTCGTGAAGTTCCATGATATGGAGCAGTTTCTTCAGCCTGCGCTTCTGGTTGTCAGCGCGATTCTTCAGGCGTTTCTTCGTCACGTCGTCGGCGCCTTCCTGCTGGGCCGTCAAGTCGGCGATCTCCTCCTCAAGTTCGCGGGCTTCAGCCAAAGCCTTGCGGTACTCGCTCTCCGTGGGCGCCTTCTCAAAGATGTAACCGTTGAATATCAGGCTGCGAAGTTGGCGATACATGTACTGGTCTTCGGTGAGTTCGGTGCCGTTGCTGTCAACATCCATGCCGCTGGTCCATCCATTGGCCTCGGCCTCGACACGGGCAGCATCCCACAACTTGCGCAGGCGCTCGTCAATCTCCGGGAGTCTCTTTGTGTCCTTGTTGCGCTCGCCCATATTCTTCTCCTCCTGCATCGACGTGTAGTCCACCGCATTGTCCATGATGCCCTCGGCCTGGCCCAGGATGTCGAGCATCTGCGCGAGAATGTGGTTGTTCGCGCCGCTCGCGTGCCACGGGATGATGAAGTACACGTTCGGGTCGGCCATGGCGGCCAGCACATGCAGGTCGTTCATACCTACCAGGATGTTGCCGGCCTTGTCGTACTCTTGGTTGAGGTCAAACAGGCCCTTGGACTTGCGCTTCTTCGGGTGCTCGCGCTTTACATCGTCCTTGTCA